TGGGTAATACCTTTGTTGGTCGCGCCGCCCGGGTCTTGGGGGTGGTCTACAAAACCGCCTTCGTGATGCAACACCATTTCTAAGCTTTTAAAAAAGTTTGCTTCCATTACTTTGTAAGCCCCTTAACTTTTTCCACTGTCCTGAGACCGCCAAGACCAAGCATCCCCAAAAGAACAGTCATAAGACTATCCATGTCAAACGTGGGCAGATCGGGCGTTTCCATGCCAGCATAGGCAAAACCAAAAACGACCATCGGAGCTAACACAAAATGCCATATCATGGCAAACGCTAGACCCCAACCAAGGAAAGGTCTCCAACCTGCCACGAATATGCTTCTGTGCTGAGCTTCGGCTTTGTTCACCTCTATTTGACCCATATTAGCTTCATGTGCCTGACGAGTGGCCAAAGTAGCTATTTCATGAGCAAGGGCGTTCTTCTGGTCTTTGTCTTCAATAAACTTGTCCAACAACCCTGTTACTGGACCGATAAGTGCTTGTAACATCAATATACCTCCAAGCTGTCTTTCTGAATGTATCGCGGCTCACAATAAGCCGTGGCCTTTAAATTTTGCGGAATCCTATGATTATATTTATAGTTTCCATATCTTTTTACAAGTTGAGCAGCATACCAGTTGCAGTCCTTGATATCATAGAAATACATATCCCCACTGACCAACTGCTTGCCATCACCTTGACCTATAAAAAGCAATAACACAAATACGTGAATCATTTTTTGCTCATCCACGCTGTTGTGCCCATGTAGGCTCCCACAATACCTGCCCCAGAAATATAGAACAGGTTACTAATATCCGACAGCGCTGCCACCCGTTCTATTTCAACAAAGAACATGGCGGTAGTAAACGCACCCATAGCAACCAAACAAGCGGTTGCCATGCGACGCTGAGCTCTTAATTTACGTAGTTCATGCTCGGCCTGCCTAATCTCTTTGGCATGAGCCAATTCGTCGTCGGTGATCTCCCCGTCCCCATCCAAATCATATTTCGCGTAATTAGTGTCAACCTGAAACTTTTTTGGACTCATTTTTGACTCTCCCGAACAATCTTGAGCGTCTCTTGCACAGTCATATCTTTCTTTGCGTTCGGATCATATTTACACTGATATTCCGACGGTATGAACTCCATGTGACCAAAAAATTGGGACTCAAGAGTGTTGTTTGCTCCCTTGAACACACACACTGTCTGCCTGTTTTCTAGTTTTTCGCACTTTACTTTGCGACAGGTAACCACGACCTCGTCTGCCTTAGCGGCGTGTGTTTTTAACAACATTACAAACAAAGTAAGGATTGAGACCGCTATGCTAATCATTACAATCCACGCAAGTATTTCAACAAATCTTTGCCGCCGCTCACGCTGACGGTACAGGGTCTCTTGACGTTTTTTGCGTATTTGACCTTCCATGCGTATTAACTCTTCCCACTTAGATCTGCCCATAGTTAAGCTGATCCAGTGCTGGAGCTCATATCGCTGGTCTTCGGCTTTTTTCTTAGCCGCAAAGGCTTCAATCGCCTCCTGCTCTACAGACTTGCCGTTAAACAATTTTTTAAATATAGGTGGGTTCTTGGCTTCTTTTTCGGCTTGCTCAATATCAGAAAGCGCACCCATCCACCTAGACAGGTCGCCCGCCATCGACTCAATGTCGCGGCCTACAGAAAAACCTTTTTTAAGTGCCCCAAACGCCGCTGATGCGGTCGCCATCGCTGAGATTGGATCCATAACTATTTCCCGTAGTTATAACAAACATTATACTCTTTTCTTTTTCTTTTTTGGCTTAGACTTTCCGGCCTCAGATAAAGCAATAGCGATAGCCTGCTTTTGCTTGTAGCCCTCGTCCATCAGCTTACTAATGTTTTTGCTGATGGTGGCCTGACTTGATCCCCGTGCTAACGGCATCAGCTACAACTATTGTAGTCGCCGCCTTTTACCGCAGCACCCATGCCACGAGCCGTTGCACGACCCATGCTCATTGGAACCTTTACGTCGGCTGTCTTGCCATAAGGAATGCGACCCTGACCTTTGATATCAGCATATTCTACTGCCTTGGGTGCCGCACCCGGCTTATTCGTCACGATTTTTACTACGCTCATAATGTTCTCCTATGTGGGTCGGTTAAAAGGGTTTCTAGCCCGCGCCAACGCTTCTGCGGGCGTCAAAGCTATTTCTTGTTGCGGTGCCTGATAAAAAGAAAAATCCGCTACAGGCGTTATACTCGGTTGGACCGGTGCTGGCGGCCTTTGGAAAGGGTTTTGCGGCATTGACGGCCTTTGGAAAGGGTTCTGAGCCACCGGTGCCGGTGTTGGAGGCATTGGCATTGGCGTCGGCATTGGGCTTGGCATTGGCGTCGGCATTGGCATTGGCATTGGTGCCGGTGTGGGTGACACAGGCTGTAAAATAGGGTAGTCCGTCGGAGCTTCGGTCGGAGGCGGGAACGGCTGAAAAATTGGACCGGGACCCAAAGGCCCACCATAACCCTCTTGAAAACGACGTATCTTATTTAACTGATCAGTATCAGTTAAATAATTAGTGTAATATTTAGCCAACTCTGAAGTAACAGGGCTGTTACCAAAACCGTAAGGGTCTTCTGTAACAACTGCCGCATATGCCGCATTGTGCGGATTTTCTTGCAAGAATTGGTTAAACTGGTCTGAATTTACAAACCCCTCATCAGCACCACCCCGCAAAGCGGTTTCACGCATCCGTCGAGCATAATCCTGCCGCATCGCCTCTTGCATAGCCTCTACAGAATCGTACTCCTCACCGTCAATGCCTATAATAGGCTTTGACGGCGGGTTAAGTGGGTAGTCCGTCGGAACTTCGGTCGGGGGAGGCGGTGGCGGAGGCGGCGGAGGAGGCGGAGTATCAGCAGGTGGCGGTGTTGCTGGTGCAGCCTTTCTAGCAGCCTCTAGCCCTTGCCGAGCGGCTCTAATTCGGTCAAAATAGTCATTGCCGTATTTTCTTCTAAATTGTAAAACTGCATAGTTGTAATCGTTTATATCGTATGCAGACCTTGGCCCCACAACTTCTGAAAATTTGTTTTTATATTCTTTGTCTTTTGCTTGTAGTTCAGCAAGTTGTTTCTCTAGGTCAGCAACCGAACCACCCTCTTCAAAATATCGGATAGACTTATCAATCATTGTCCGCCCCTCCCAAGCTTTAACAGTTCACGCTCCATAGCAGACTGGATACGTGCCTGTGTCTGGCGCTCTTGCGCCGCCAACCGCTGCTGGAATTGATCCGCCCGCAACTGCTGATTCTGTGCATCAAGCTGCAACTTGGCTTGATCGTTCTGTGCGTCCGCCTGCTCAGCCTGCGCCTTAATCTGAAGCTCCTGCTCTTTAAGCTGAACCAACGGATCCGGGCCTTGACCCGCCACTTGTGCGGACATCTGCTTGACCATCTGCATACCCTCGGCAACAAACTGTGCCGTCAAACCCTCAATAGCCAACATCTCGTCCTCAGTAGCCGCTTCGCCACCAGCCGCCTGACGACTCTGAATAAACTGAACCGCCGCCTTCTCACGAGCCGCGATCTTCACGTGCTCCATGATGTGCTTCTGAAGCGCCATAGCAATAGCAGGCATTCCCGCAACCATTGGCGTAGAGCCAAATACCATATGCGCCATAATATGTGCCTCATGCTCTTGACCCTCAAACGCCTGCAACGGAACCATGTCCATTGCGTCAATGTTTTCCTGCGCCGGATCCTTCGGTGTCGGCTCATCGTCAGGAATGCGCCGCATAATACGGTCCACGTCCCGCACACCAAGCGCATCGTACATATCCCGATACACCTCATACATATTGTGCATCTCTGGAGCCGCACCAGCTAACTGCAACTTAGTCTGTGCCAAAGCAATCCGCTGCGCCTGACTAAATACATTCGGATCAGAAACCGGTATGATGTCCACGCGGTCATCAAAGTCAGACCGCATCACCGTAGCGTCCGCACCTTCTACAGAATACGGATATTCCTGCGGTAAGCTCTCACTCATTACACGAGCAAGTATCTTAAACTCAACCCGCATCGCGTTATGCAAGCGCTTATGCACAGCACTCATCACACGAGAGCCCTGCTCTAGCATCGCAATAGTCGTACCAACAGCAGCCTGCTGATTACCGTCGCCCACCTTCATGTCAGTAATGGTCGCGAACCGCTGACCCGCCTGAACTACAAAACCAAGCAAGTTAAACAGGGTGGGGTCCGGGCCCTTGAATGGCAGCGGCATCAGGCTGTCACGAATAGCCCCTCCGGGAGCGTCCACATCGCGGAACTCTCCGGGCTGCAACGGGTCATCGTCATCCCTGATACGTAGTCCGCGGGCTTTGAAACCCGCTGGGAGGTTGGACAACGTACCAGCGTCGATCAACTGTCGCAGTGCCGCCGTGGCGGTCCGTGACAAACCGCCAATGGTGTGAATAAGACCCAAACCATAGAAACCAAAGCCCGGAAGGAACTTGTAATGCACAAAATATTGTATTTTTCTTTTTAATTCGTCATCTTCGCGGTAATTTCTGCGAATCGACAGGATTTGACCGTTGTCCTGACTGATGGTGACAACATACGGTACTTTGATGCCGGTAGGTTCACCGTC